CCGTCATGACGGTGGGATAGACCACAAAAACAACTGAGTCCAATTGAGACTCGCAACTTTTCGTACGACAAGACAAGTAAATATACCTTTAATTTTTAAGTAAAAATGGCTGATGCTAATCAGGTCGGTATAGGTAGGATTAACCTATCATCCGGCGTAGGTTATGACGGAGCAGGCGACAAGTACGCCACCTATCTTAAACTCTTTAGTGGAGAGATGTTTAAGGGATTCCAACATAACACAATCGCTCGTGACTTAGTCATGAAGCGTACATTAAAGAACGGCAAATCATTGCAGTTCATCTACACAGGTCGCATGACGAGTGACTATCACACACCCGGAACTCCAATTCTTGGTAATGCTGATAAGGCACCTCCAGTCGCAGAAAAAACAATTGTGATGGACGACCTTCTAGTCAGTTCTGCATTCGTGTATGATCTCGATGAGACACTCTCTCATTATGATTTGAGAGGAGAAATTTCTCGTAAGATCGGTTATGCACTTGCTGAGAATTATGACAGAAAAATTTTCAGAGCAATTGCAAAAGGTGCTCGTAAGGCTTCTCCAATCTCTGCTACTGGTTTCGTTGAACCCGGTGGTACACAGATTCAGTTAAATAGTACACAGAACAATTCACAAGCTACAAATGCTTCTAACCTTGTTACTGGTTTCTATGATGCTGCTGCTGTATTAGATGAAAAAGGAGTCAGCTCTGACGGCAGAGTAGCGGTGCTTAACCCTAGGCAATATTATTCCCTCATACAACAAACAGGTGACAATGGACTAATCAATAGAGACGTTCAAGGTACAGGTTTACAGTCTGGAGAAGGTGTTGTATCTATTGCTGGTATCAAGATCTTTAAGTCTATGAATTTACCATTCTTAGGTAAGTTCGGTACTGCTAATACTATCGATAATGCTGGTTCATTCGTAGGTCAATCTATGGATTCAGCAGCTGGTAGACAGACAGCAACTTATGCAAGATCTGGTACAACAATCACAGTAACTCTTAACGCTCACGGATTATCCGTTGGTGATAAGGTTGTGTTTGATGCTACAGCTGGTGGCGGAACTTCTGGCACTTACACAGTTGCTACAACTGCAACAAATACATTCACAATTACTGATACTGCAAGTGGAACCATCTCAGGTGGAACAGCTTGTGCTTTCAATATTGCTGGTGTTAATAACGGCTATGGTGAAGCCGGAGACTTCGCTGGATCATGCGGACTTATCTTCCAAAGAGAAGCTGCTGGTGTAGTAGAAGCTATTGGACCACAGGTTCAAGTAACAAACGGAGACATCTCTGTCATCTATCAAGGTGACGTAATATTGGGACGTCTCGCAATGGGTGCAGATTACCTAAACCCTGCTGCTTGCGTGGAATTACACGTTGGTACAGCAGACGCTGCATTCTAAATTTATACATTTATACGGGAGCTTCGGCTCCCTTTTTTTTTATCTATGGCTACCACAACAATTCAACCCGATACCGAACTATCCGCAGTTAACTCAATTTTGGGTAGCATAGGTCAATCTCCGTTGACTACTCTTAACTACAACAATCCAGAAACTGCTTTTGTTTATAACCTTTTAGTCGAATCTAATAAAGATGTTCAGAATGAAGGATGGCATTTTAATACTGAAGAACATGTAACAGTTACTCCAGACGCGGTAACAAAGCACCTTGTTATCCCAAGCAATTATTTAAGGTATGACCTCCATTGCACAGGGATTGACAAATCTATGGATTTGGTAAAAAGAAACGGAAGATTATATGACCTTATAAATCATACAGATGAATTTACTGAAGATGTCTTATTAGACATAGTCTCGCTATATCCCTTTGAAGATGTACCTCCTGTGTTTCAAAGATACATAATTTCCAAAGCATCTACTCGTGCAGCTGTTCAGCTTGTTTCAAATAGAGAGTTAGTTGCTCTCTTAAAAGTACAGGAAGAATCTGCCAGAGCGAATGTTATGGAATACGATTGCAACCAAGGCGACCATTCATATATGGGCTGGCCGAGTAATACATCGTATCAACCATATCAACCTTTCCAAGTAATTAGTAGAAGATAATGACAAGTGTTACTCAAACAGTACCAACACTAACTGGCGGTTTATCACAACAGCCAGATGAGTTAAAAATTCCGGGACAAGTTAGTGTCGCTAATAATGTTATACCTGACGTAACACATGGTTTACTTAAGCGTCCCGGTGGAAAGCTTGTAGCATCTATTAGTGATAATGGAACTTCAGCTTTAAATTCAAATACAAACGGTAAATGGTTTTCATATTATCGTGATGAGACGGAAAGTTATATCGGACAAGTCAGTAGGAGTGGTGATATAAATATGTGGAGATGTAGTGATGGTGCCTCAATAGCTGTTAACTACACCACAAATACTGCGACTGCATTAGCTAACTATTTAACTCACACTAATGATGAAGACATTCAGACACTAACTCTTAATGACTTCACATTTATAACTAACAGAACTAAAACAGTAGCTATGTCAAATACTGTTGAGACTGTTAGACCTCCTGAAATATTTATAGATTTACAAGCTACTGCTTATGCAAGGCAATATGCAGTCAATCTATACGACAACCTTACTACTCAAACAGTTACTACAGCTACCCGAATATCCGTTGATCTAATTAAATCAAGCAATAATTACTGCAATAGCAGCGGCAATATGGTTTCTCATAACTTACGTCACGCTGAAAGTACTAGGTGTGGGACTTCTGCTGCTGATAGTAGAGATGCTTATGCTCCAAATGTTGGAACTAGAATCTTTAATATTAGTTCAGGAACTCAGTTAACTGATACTGGGGCTGTGTCTACACAGGGAAATACGGATTATGATTATATTGCTAGTGTCTATCGTGCTGAGGAAGATGCTACTGCTGTCGTAAGTGCTAGTGCTAACACATTAACAGTTACTAAAAATGGTCATGACTATTTAGTAGGTGAATACTTTTATTGTGAAGGTAATAATGTACCTAGCGGTAGATATCAAGTAGCTTCAAAAACTACTAATACATTTACTGCTACTTACAATACAAGTACGAATGTCACTACAGAAGATGTAAAGATCGCTAAAGGAGATCAAGCTGATAGGACAAGTTTATATTTTAGGATTAGAACTACGGGACAATCAGTTCCATTTACTGAAGGATCTGGAAGTAATCAAACAACTACATATCAAGCAAGATACACTACAACTTTTGACTTGTTATATGGGGGATTAGGTTGGCAACAAGGAGATCATATATATGTGTTCTTAAATGATGCAATGTATAAGGTCAATGTTGATTTAATTTCGACACAAAAAATTCAAGCCAATCTTGGATTAATTAGACCTAACCCAACTCCTTTTGATACTGAAACCTCTGTTACCTCTTCATCTATTTTAGGTGATATAAGAACTGCAATATTAGGAACCAGTCATGGTGGTACTAATGCTTCATTCCAATTTAGAGATGATCCCAGTAATGGGTACGAAGTCAAAATGATTGGTAATGGACTCTACATAACCAGACCGGCTTCTGATGGTACGTTTAATATTACTGCTCCTTCAAGTGACTTACTAAAAGTAATGTCTACGGAGGTTAAGAATGTAGATGACTTACCAGATCAATGTAAGCATGGCTATGTAGTAAAGGTAGCTAATAGTGAAGCAGACGAAGATGATTACTATGTAAAATTCTTCGGAAATAATGATAGAGATGGTGATGGAGTATGGGAAGAGTGTTCAAAGCCCGGGAGAAAAATAGAGTTTGATAAAGGTACTATGCCTGTTCAATTAGTCAGACAGGCTAATGGAACCTTTACCGTAGAGCAAGTAACTTGGGATGACTGCGAAGTAGGAGATGATCTTACTAACCCAGAACCATCCTTTGTTGGTGAGAACGTTAATCAATTAGTTTTCTTTAGAAACCGATTAGTAATACTTAGTGAGGAGAATGTGATTATGTCTCGTCCGGGAGATTTCTTTAACTTCTGGTCAAAGACGGCTACAACATTCACACCTGAAGATGTTATTGATCTTTCCTGTAGCTCAACCTACCCGGCTATTGTCTATGCAGGCATTCAGATAAATGCTGGACTGCTTTTATTTACAAAGAATCAGCAATTTATGTTGACTACAGATAGTGATATCTTAAGTCCAGAAACAGCAAAAATTAATGCTGTCTCTTCTTATAATTTTAATGAAAAAACCAACCCTGTTTCTCTAGGTACTACGGTTGCGTTTATTGATAATGCTAATAAGTACAGCAGATTCTTTGAGATGTCTAATGTTCTTAGACAAGGGGAACCTGACGTAGTAGATCAAAGTAAAGTTATATCAAGTTTGTTAGATAAAGATATCAGTATAGTGTCTGAGTCACGAGAGAACTCAGTTGTATTTTTCAGTAAGAAAGGTACAGATAAAGTCTTTGGATTTAGATATCACACTTCAGGAGATAAAAGATTACTACAAGCATGGTTTACTTGGACTGTTGCTGGGGAGATTCAGTACCATTGCATGTTAGATGACGCATTGTTTGTAGTTACCCGGAATAATAATAAAGATCAAATAGTAAAATATTCACTTAAATTAGATGATACTGGTCACTTTGTTACTGATACAAACGATACCGTTGATACCTCTGATGATTATATTTATCGAGTGCATTTAGATCATTCTACTTCAGTAACAGCAGGCTCTAATACATACAACGCTGCTACTATTAAAACTACAATTCCTAAACCTAACGGTCTTGAAAGTACTAAACAATTAGTAGCTTATGAAACTGATGCTGGTAATGATTTAGGAAGATATGCTTTAGTGACCGTAAATAGTTCTAACTTAGAAATTGCTGGAGATTGGTCAAGTAACACTTTTGTTATAGGCTACCTTTATGAAATGGATGTCCAACTCCCTACCTTATATGTAACTAGAGCGGAAGGTAGTAAGTTTAGATCAGATGCAAAATCATCACTAATAATCCATAGAATTAAATTTAGCTTTGGACCATTAGGAGTATATTCAACAACCTTAAAAAGAATTGGTAAACCTGACTATACAGAGACTAAAGAACTAGCGTTAGCTGGTGTTGTTTCTGCTAGTAGATTACCCATAGTTAGTGAAGTTATTGAAACTGTACCTTGTTACGAAAGAAATACAAACTTAACAGTAAACATTAAATCAAGTCACCCAGCCCCAGCCACACTTATTTCATTGGCATGGGAAGGAGACTTTACAAATAGATTTTATAAACGTGTTTGAAGTCCACCTGACTGAAAAGGAACTACGTTATTTTTATTGGAGAATGAAAACCAATCAATGGTATGAGCCATATACTAAGCGAGGCATGAAACAAATGCCTTGGGAATCTTGGATGGCAGAAACAATAGAAAAACTAGAACCAATTTATAAAGAATTAGATGAATAAATTTATTCACCCAATAACACCAGAAGCTGCATTATATGTGGCTTCTAACCTTTTACCAGATGACTATAGAGAAGTTGCAGAGGGTCATGGACATGATCCTGTGATAGCAATTCCTGCCTGCTCTCTAATAGGGGAGACTGTATATTTTACAGCTCCTGATAGTCAGATCGCTGGAATAGCGGGAGTACAAGAAGATGGCAGAATCTGGATGCTATGTACTTCAAGCGTCCTTAAATATCCACATACATTTGCTAGGCAAGCAAAATATTATGTGGAAAGTAGACAGGAGAAGTTGCTTTGGAACATCGTTGATAAACGAAACAAAGTTCATATAAAACTACTCAGATTCCTCGGGTTCAAATTTCTAAGGGAATTAAAACACGGACCCAATCAATTACCATTTATGGAGTTTTGCCGTGTGTTTAGGAGCCGGAGCGAGAGCAAGAAATGAAGCTGCTCGCAGACGCTACAAGTATGAAAATGAGCGAAGAGAAAGGAATTGGATGCAAACCATTTCTATCTACAACGCTAAAAAAGTAAAGTTTCAAGAAGATGTAGACAACGCTAATTTAGCTACTGCCTATGCCGTTACTGAACAGCAAGAGAAAATGAATCTTGCACGAGGTGAAGCTCAAGTTAAGTATTCAGCTTTACTTCAGAATTTACTTAAAAATAGTGCTGCGTCACAGCTGATTGCATCAGGTCAAACTGGTCAATCTACTAGAAGAAGAAAAGTTATTGACTATGCAGAGTATGGTCAGAAAGTAAGTGAGATAGCTAGAAAAACTATGTTAAATGATAGAGAGCTTGGTAGAGCAACTGCTAAAGAACAAGCTCAATATAAACAATTTAAAGATAATGCATTTACTAAAGTTGCATTTCAACCTATCCCTGACGTTGCACCACCTCAACCAGTTATGGAAAACGTTGGAGCAGCTGTGTTTATGGATGCTTTATCCATAGGAAGCAAAATAGCCACAGCTGGTGGTTCTGGCGGATTTGGATTCTGGGGAGGTTAGTATGACAAACAGTTTTTTTAATTTTTTAGAATCTCCTGATTTTGCTTCAGCTATTGAAGAGACTTACAAGTCTGTTAATACAAGCTATGACAGACGTGAGCAATTAGAACAAGAGAACGATAAGACTCGGATAAAGAATGCCGAGATGCCTTTAAAAATGATAGAGGCGTTAGCTGATTTTGCACCTAAGCTTAAAAAGATTGCAGATGATAGGGCTAATCAAAAATATTTAGAGGATAATCAAAAAGAAAGTGTTTTTGACACACCAGAAAAACTTGAAAGATCTAAGAAAGCTTTAGAGTATATAAACGAAGCTAGAACAGTAGATAATTACTTAAAAGGCGAAGCTTTTAAAAATCAAGATATACCTACACTTGAATTTCTTGCCAGTAATGAAATTAGTAAATACACAGCTAGAAACCAGATAATGGAAAGTCAAAGATTAGGATTTTCTAGGGATTGGAACACACACCTTGCTGACAACTTTCCCGGTGGGATTAAAGATGTTCGTCAATACAATGAAGAATTTAACAAGTATTTAAGTAACTGGAAAAAACCTTTGATTCAAATGGGGTTCGATAATAAATTTATTGAACTAAGAGGTAGAGAAACTTTTAATGATATATTAGCAACTGGTCTTACTGATACTCGTCAAGCTGAACTTGCAGCTCTCACTAGAGATAGTGTTTCTGAGGATGTAAATGAATTAGGAAATATTATTTTAAATGAAGATCCAATTAAATCATTTTATGAATTTTTAGATATTAAAAAAGGATTACATGGAGGTAATCAAGGTCAAACAGCTAGGTATACTTTACAGCTTCTTGTTAAAGGAGTTGAGTTTAAACAAATACCCGCTTCTACTGTTGATTCAATACTTAATAGTCTTGTTAAGGATATCAAGGGAGATAAGGCTAAATTATTGGTTGAAAAATTAGGTGGTTCTGTTGAAGCTGATGTATTTCTAGATGGAATTGTAAACTCTTTAGAAGTTGCTAAAAAAGCAGAAGTACAGGCAATAACAGATAAAAATAACACTTATAAAACTGATTATTTTCAGAAAATGAATAAGTTTTTTGGAGATGATCTGCCTACAAAAGAAGAGCTTGCTGATTATATTTACACAAATCCAGAAACTAAGTTTGACTTTAGTAAAGGTAATTTACCTCAAGATGTTAAACAGAAATTATCTGCTGAAGCTGGAGCAGACGCTGAACATATGCCTTTAGTTTATAAAAAAGCATCTCTTGGCATATTAGAACTTAAAGATGTGATGAAGATAAATGATCCATTTACCAGAACTCAGTTTTTGTCTCAGCTTAAAACTCAAGGCGGAGGATCTGGAGGATCTGGAGGAATTAAATCATTAGGAACTTCAACTGCTCTTGCTATTGCTAATACTTATACGAATGAAACGGATGGTAATAAAACTAAAACTATTAAATGGAATAATGTTAACGACCAAGTAGCATTACATTATCCAAGTGTTTATGCCAAGCATTATGCGATAGCTAAAGCAGAACCAGCTACAGAAACTACACTAGGTAGATCTCGTGAAATGGTTGCTCAAGGTAAAGCACAAGAGGAATTGCTCAACAGAGCAAAAAATGGAGAATTTGATACTTGGGGTACTGGTCCGACTAGAGAACTTGCATTATTAAGTGCAGTTGAGCACATTAAAACTGGTGAAGATACAAACCAATTTTTAGATACTGAAATTATTGTCGGTACAGAAGATGCTTTAGCAGAAGCCAGAAAATATCCAAAAGGCTCACTTAAGGTAGCTGACTTATATCAACAAATAGGAACTAGGTTAGGCGTACCGGGAAAAGTAGTTCAAGATAAACAATTATATGCTGCAAGTGTTTTAGAAGGTAAAGGGCTACCAGCTCTATCAGATATTACGGTAGCTTATAACGAATTAACTGACGAACAGAAAACTTTAGTTGGTAAACATCCAACTCCAGCAAAAGTAGCTAGAGCTAAATTTTTAGCATTTATGCAAACTGCTGAAGGAGAAGAAGAAGGCACTATTACTTGGGACGAATTGATGATAGTACATCCTGAAGTTGGAGAGTTCCTTCAAAAAGAATACCTCGGTGAAACACTTACAACTCCTGAACTTGGAAAATTAGAACCAAATAAAGGAGATTGGAAAGAATTACCCGGGGCATTTAGAGTTGGTTATGCAGTATATGATGGTAAAGAATGGAAATACAGTCAAAGTAAAGGTAAGGGTAATGAAGAATATTTTGGCAATGTAACTGAATATAAGGATAAAGATGGTTTCTTCTACAATTTTGAAGGTACTAAGAACTCTTTAAATCCTTTAGTTGGTCCAGAAGAACCTATAAATACAGCAGAAGAAGGAGGTCCAAGAGTTGGTGATTGGTATAAGGTTACTAACAAAATGACACTTGATCCTCTATTTGGCAAGTTAAATGTCAATACTCCTTTTGTTGTGTGGAATGGTAAAGAATGGGTACCAAGTCAAATCAAAGGTCGATTCCCTCAAGAGTTTGATGGTGATAAACCACTAAGTCAAATAGAAGAAGAGGAAGCCTTAATTAGAAAACAAGCTGGAAGGTAAATTATGGATTCTGCGTATCGGGTTGATATTAGCCCGGAAACTCTAGATCAAGCACAGCTTGAATTAGAAGGGATTGTAGAACAACAAGAACAAAGACGAATCTTTGAACAAGAACAAAAACAACAATTAGAAAAACAACAAGAACAACTTCTACTTGAAGCTCAAGATCCTCGCAATGCAGAGGGAGGAGGAGGATTTAAAGGTGCTGTAAAAGAACTTGGATCTGCTGTTACAGGTGGTCTTCAAGATACAGCATCCTCACTAGTCACTCTTCCAGAGAGAGCTGTCGACATGTTTAATGGCGAAATGCAAGAAGAAGGTGAAACAGAGGAAGGATACAAAGCTGAATGGGATGATTGGTTTGTAGATGATGCAAATCCAATAGAAACAAAGACATGGTGGGGAGGTGCTCTTAGGAGTCTTGTCCACTTTGGATCTTTAGTGCCAGCTAGTATAGTTGCTTTAAAAGCTGCTGGACTAGGTGCTATAGGTGCCGGTGTTGGTGGTGTTGGTAGCTCATTAATAAAAGGTGCTGCCATTGGTGCTACCTCTGATGTTATATCTAAGTATTCACAAGAGGATAACGGTCTAGCTATTTTAAGAGATCGTTATAACTTTATTGATACTCCACTATCAACAAATGAAGACGATCACCCTGCAATGAAAACATTGAAGAATGTTGTAGAAGGTATGGGGATTGGTGCTTTGTTTGATGGAGTATCGATCGTATTAGGAAAAGGTATAAAGAAA